ATGGAATTTCCATTAAAATATGAATTAGATTTGGTTTCTAATGGTAAAATGATTTTAAGCTTAGATTATGATAATAAATATAGGTTTGAAAAGGCTAAAAAAATATTGAAAAAATTGGGTTTTGATTATATTTTTAGAAAAACAAAAAGGGGTTATCATGTTATTGTTTTAAAAAATGGAAAATACTATGTAGATGATATTTTTAAAATATTATGCTTAAGATGTTTGCTAAGAGATGATGAATTTAGGATTATTTTTGATTATTTTAGATATAAAAACGGTTGTAAAAAGATTGGTATTTTATTTGATAATAAAATTTATTTATAATCGATAGTATCAATTTATGGCAGATAAATATAGTGAACTTAAAAAAATAATAGCGGAAGTAATTGGAGTAAGTGAACAAGAAATAACCGATAGAGATATAGAGGAGCTTTTGGATTTAGTAAGGACAGAAATATATTTGAAAAAGTTTAGGCAAAGTACATGATAGAGTTGAATAAATTGTATTTAAAGCTAAAGTCAACACACATTGCTATCTTAATTTATTTTTTTATTAATAAAAACGAAGTTTCTTTAAATAAAATAAATCATAGCTTTAGACTTACTTTTTATAAATACTGTAATGAATTGCATAACATGGGTTTATTGGAAAAGGAAAATAGTTTTAAAGATGAGAGGGTTGTTGTTTATAGATTATCAAAGAAAGGATATAATATAGCTAAACGATTATATGAAATATATATATTATTAAAAGAAGATAATAATTATGGCAAAGGAGACAAAAGTTAGGGTATTAAGATTTTTAGCTCCAAAAGTTGTAAAAATTAGTAATGGAATCGTAAAAGAAGGATTATTATATGTTGATGATAGAGCTTATTTATTAGTTAATCCAAATACTGGAGAAATAATTACTCCTTTAATAGTTGATAGAGGCGTGTTTGGAAAAGAATTGTTATATATTGTTAACGATTTAAACGTTTTTCCTTATTTGATAAGGGTAGCAAAGGATAAAAGTGAAATTAGTATAAATGAATTTTTAAATAGTTTAGATATAGACGAAAATACAAAGAAAAAAATAATTGAAAATGCTGAAAAAATTGTTGGTTATGGATATGTAGTTGATTTTGATAGTATAAAGTTTGAATGGAGCGAAGAAACTCCAAAATTTGTTTCTAGTTTAATAGAATCGAATTTTGCAAGCTTTATTTCTAAAGAATCCAAAAAAGAGGAAAAGAAGTTTAATGTAAAGGATTTTATTGTTATGTTTATTGTGTTAATAATAGGTATAATTATTATGTTTTCCCTTATGAGATAACATGAAAAAAATAGAATTTGGAAAAATTGTTGGGCCAGAAGAGGCACAGAGTACATTAACAATAGAGTTTACTTTCCCAGAGGATATTGAAAAATTAAAAACAGTTACAGATTTAACTGCAAAAGAAGTTTTCTTTCTTTCTTATGTTTTCTCTATATTGGAAAAGTTTGGGGAAAATAATTTAAAAATTGTTAGGGAATATGTTTATAATTTCCTAAGATTAAGAATCTCCATGTGGAGAGAAGGAAGAAAGGAAACATTATTATCTTTATTTGGTATGAGAGAAATGAGTGAAGAAGAAAAGAGAAGGGCTACGCAAATGGTAAAGGGATTAAGATAATATGGCAAAAGATATAAAAAAAGAAATAATAAATGAAATAATGTATAAAGAATCTAAATACGGATATTTACCAGAAGAAAAAGAAAAAAAGGATGAAAAGCATATTTTAGATGAAATAATTGAATGGCTTAAATCAAAAAGAGGCGGATATTTAGATAAGTTTCTGAAAAGTGTTTGAAATAAAGTTTAGAGGTGAAAAAAGCGATTTAGAAAAGTTAAAAAATATTATTAACGATGGATTTAAAGAAGCTTTAAATGATTTAAGTAAATATGTAGATACAAATCAAGTAAAAATTAATAACGAATTTATAATTGATAATAATTTGATGATTTATAGAACAAATTTTTTTGATGTAGTAAATGAAGCTATTAAAAAAACATATAAAAATAGGATTTTATCATTTTTTGTTGGTAAATTTATTGATAATGCAAAAAAAGGGTATATTGAAAAGATAAAAAAAGTTATAAAGGAAAATAAACTTAATGTTGAAATAATATAATTATGGTGCTTTTTGCAATTGTAGGCGAATTAGGAACGGGAAAAACTTTAAGTGCTGTTGCACTAACATTTAGAAATTGGTATTCAAAAAATAAAGTTGTATATAGTAATATACCACTATATAAAATACCTTATCATTTAATAGAAAGTGTTGAGCAATTAGATGCTATGAGAAATGGTGTTGTATTGGCCGATGAAATGTGGACATTAATAAATGCTAGAAGAGCTATTTCTAAAAGAAATCAATTGGTTAGTTCTATTTTATTAAAGAGTAGAAAAAGAGAATTGATATATTTCTTTACTACACAATCGATGTCATTAATTGATAAAGTAGTCAGACAAATGATAGACTTTACTGCATATCCAGTTTTGATGGGTGGTGATGTATATAGAAATGAGCCATATACAGTTTGTAAATTATATGTATTTAAGGGATATTCTCAAAGATTAAATCCTTCTCAATTATTTAGAACAATAATTTATAAAACTTATTTGGTTTATGGAATGTACGATACAAATTATGAAGTTAGTGATATTATAGAAAACGAAAAGCCAGATGGTTTTAAAATAATATTTCAAGAAGATAAAGATTCGAAACCAATTTATTTTGATAATTGGGAGGATGCAAATAATTATGCGAGAAATTATTGGAACAATTATTTAAATAATGAAGAAGTTAGATATTGGTTTCCGTTCGATGATATATTAGTTGAAAACAAATTATGAAAGTATTAAATTTTTTAGTTATTTTAGCACTATTTCTTATAATTTTTGCATTTTCATCTAAAATTACTGAATTTTTTTATGTCTTTACTTTTGAAAATGAAACGATCGCAAATCTTGCAATAGCTATTATTCTAATTTCTCTAGTTATTTTATTATTTCTTTCCCTAATATAATTATGATTGAAAAAATTAGAGTATTTTTAATTTATTTGTTCGTTATACCTTTAGTGGCATTATTCTTTTTTGTCGTTTCTCCTTACATTCCAGAAACTTTTACTGGCCAAAATTTTTTAATATTTATTTTATTAATGATAGTGATATTTTCAACAATATATAAACATTTACATGAGAGGTGAAATAAAAGCTACAAATATCATTATAGTAGCATTTATTCTAATTTTTTTAGTGTTGTTTATGGGTATGTATACAGAATATTTATCAATAATTTTTGGTGACATGAGAATGGAATATGTTATTACTACAATTACCGCAATTATTCTTTTTATTGTCATTTCAATATATGCACTTTTAACTAAATAA